CATCCACCTCTTCCTCCGGCTTTTTGAGACATACTTGCTATGTCCTTTCTCATTTTTTCTAATTCTATATCTTCTTTGGATTTTTTCTTTCCAAAAAGTCCTTCATTATGTTGCTTAAAAGTTTTCATTTGATGACCTTTCCTAAATTTTTATAGAGTCCATCTAAAGTTCTTTGATCATTTCTCTTAATAGCTTTGATCATATCTTTTGTAATATCTTGTATGTGGACAATTAAATTTTGCATATCAGCTTCATCGAGACTGTTATATAAACCTTTTCTTTTCTTTGTAGACATACCAGCACGTTTTGCGGCTCGTTGCATTGCTGAATCTTTAGGACCTTTTTTAGTTGTTTGACTCCAATGATCTGATCCTTTACACATTTTTTTGTGTCTGTCTCTCATAACTTTAGACTTTAAATCATCTAAAGGTACGGCACAAATTTCTTCTCCCCTTTCAGTAATAAGAGCTAAATCATGAGCAAGTTTCTCATCTTTAGAGGATTCATATAAATCTGCATTTGCTTCTTTAAACCTTTTCATTTTCTCCCTTTTTCTTATTTACTGGCCAATTTGTACAGTATGGATGATCTGGATCAAAACGTTTTTCCATCTCAGGATCATCTTCTTCATCTTCCCATTCATCACCAAGAATATCAACACCGTGGTCTACTATTGGTAATATAATTTTTTTCATACGCCACTTATTTCTCCACTAGCGGCGGAGTCCACTTTATCTTGACTCTTTGCCCACTTCTGTGCTTGGGGTTTGTTTTTAAATCCATTAGAAACTGGCATCCATTTGTTTTTCCCTACATGACCCATTACATACCACTTCTTGTCGTTTGGGTTTTTGGAAACAATATACTTAGATGCTTCTTCTAGATACTTTGAAAATGTTTTCATTTATCCCAATTCTTTGCTGCGTTGAAGTTTTGCATTGAAAATTCCATTCGATCAACCAACTTGACTGCACCACCTTTGAGGCTGTCTATAGCAACGAATCCTTCTGGAGCGGTCACTTTAAATCCTGTAGAAGTCTTCATCAATGTTTTGATAGATTTAACTTGTTCTAACTTTCTAAGAATTAATAATTTTGCATCAATAAGTAAATTTTGTAATGCAAATATCTTGACTAAATCTGAAGAATGATCTCTGAAAAAGTCAACATATAAATCCATCTTACGTTGTTTTTCTTTCTTCGTGTTCTCTCTCTTTACCTTATCTACATCTGCTTTCAACTTATCATATACAAATTTGATCACTCCTGCTGTATGTCTTTTCGGATTTGATATCTTTTGTCCTTCTCTCACCATTTTATTATTATATGTCTTTATCAATTCTTTTGGTGTAGGATCTCCTGCAACCATTGCTAGAGTATTAGAGTCTATTTGTCTAAACACTTTACCAGCTTGACTCAATATTTTAGTAACATTATCTGTTTCTGTACTTGTCATAGTGGCACTTCCAGAGTGATCTTTGAATGATGCATCTGCTTGCCATACTGAACTACTTTCACTAAACGCCCCTGAACTAACACCAAAGGAGGCGGTCATGTCCTCCATCGTACTGCCACTATAAGTAGTGTGCCAGACGATTCCCATATTAGAGGACAAGATTTTTGCCGCCAACTTCGATTTCACTGGTATTGCATAAACGATAGTATTTGGTTGAAATGTAATATAAGGTTCACCATCAATCGTTTCTCTTTGTAAATCATCTGAAGTATACATCATGTCACCCTGTAAAACACCACTTATGTTTACTTTGGATAACTCTTTCAATGCTACTTTTAGTTTTGATGCTAGTCCACCACTATGATTATTATCTATATCTGTATCAGTATAATTTATCTTTGCATTCTTAGCGAATACACCTTTTGTTCCTACAAAGAATTGATCATTCTCAGGATTAATTCCCGCAAACACTGCGGGTGCTCCATCCCACTTGACAGTAACATTAACAGAAGAAGCTGAACTTCCTGCTAACATATCCCTCAATCCTTGAAGGAAGTTTATTGCACCTCTTGCTCCAGCTACTCCACCATTTAACACCTCATCTTCAAGATGTTCCATGTGGAGATTCTTCTGTTCAGTTAAGAATGAACTAAATGCAAACATTATTCTACCTTCAAATGTGGAGCAGACCATTGGGATTCAGATTTCCCGTACAATAACATACCTAATACAATATCAAAAAATTGATCTTTATTGACTTTCTTTAAGTTCGCAAAAATTGCTCCTAACGCAATAGTTTGAAATCTTGCAGATAACCTTGTTTGCATCGATACTTCACTTATCCTTTTGGCTTCTCCAACTTCTGTGATATACTGTAAAAATGCTTGTTTTGATTCTTTTACTTTAGTAGTACCATTAAAAAGTCTAATATAATCCATTTGATCTTTTTGTCCTCTAGAATTATATGTAAATATATCTGAACTCTGCAATACTCTCCACGCCTTTTTTATTGAGGAAAATGCTTTTGCTCCGTCTTTGGTAAATTCATATGCTATACTATTTCCTTCTTTATCAACTATTGGTTTCTTTAACTTTTTAACATGTATTCCTTTAACAGATTCTACAGCGTCTACTTTCTTTTGTCCCGAAAGAAAATCCAAGTATTCCAAAAATACTTTACCATGCATTGCTAATGATCCTTTTTTATCTGCTTCACCCCTTATTGTTTCCTTCGTGCTTGCTGAAAATAACCTATACATTACGGAATATCCTGTCAATTCATTACCAGCGTATTCTGTGTCCACATTTTGAGCTAAGAGTTCGCCATATTCTAATGTAAGACCTGTAACATCATAATCTGGTATATGTCCTGCCATGTTAATTGCTTTTGGTGCACTTGTTCCCTTTTTTAAAGATACGCCTATAATACCATTACTAGCACTTATTGAATTTTTTAAATATCTGTTCATATCATCTAAAGTATTAAAATCTGTAGGCGAGAAATCTTCATATTCTAACCATACATCAGCAGGATTCCATTTATCTTTATCAAATTTTTGGTCTGGTACAGAGGTATGAAATACTGATGCTGCATGCAAAACAATAGGTATTTTTGATCTATCTTTTACAAATCTTGCTGGAGGATTTCCAACAGTAGTTGTAAATGCTTTACATTGTTTTAAGTGACCATCAAGCCAATCTTTATTCTGGTTCAGCCATTGGGCTAATCCTTTTGCACCCGCGGCATTTAATGCATTACCTTTAGCGTCATATACTCTTTCATATACAGATTGATCTAACATTTCATTCAAAATTGCTTGTTCAATTGGAGATTCACTAGCCATTATTTTGTCCTTATTCCAATACATTGCTGATAAAACTAGTAACCACGAAACTTCTTGCTCATTAGTTTGTTTGCTACTTCTTCCTTTAATTTCTCCAGTTAGGTGTACGTTACAATCTGCTCTACCTCTCCAACTAAACACAAACATAGGCCACATTCTGCTTGCGTTTGGACCTGTTTCGGGATCATGTTTCACTACATCTTCCACACCTTCAAATGTATCTTTAATCAATTTAACAAAATCAGCATCCGATAACTTATTTGTATTTTGGACACGAACCCCTTTTCCTGTGTTAGGACCCACTTTGCCAGTCGCCTGCAATGCCCGATAGATTTCTGTATTCTTCGGCGCCTCATCTTCTTTGATATAACTGACTAATGTTTTCATTAATTTCTCTCCTAAAAAGAATAGACTTTACTGATATATTTATAATAACAAGTCACCCCACTTGTGGATTTGGAGGCTCAGGAGGTCTATTATCTTCGACAGCTTTTAGAAAAACATCTTTATGTAGTAAATGCCAACCCTCACAAGTCTCTTCTTCGACTATATCCGCAAAGAAATTCCCATATTGGTCTTCCATTACATAAACTGCTTCTCCAAAATGTATACTTTGATCTGTAATAAACAATACGTGGATCATTATACCCATATCAGGGTAAATGTAGTATTGATCTGGTACGAATGCCTTCAGGTGGGGAATCGATTTTACATCTACCTTATGTTTTTCTTTTCTGTATTCATCTAAATCTATTATTTTATCATCACTCAAACTTAAACTCCCCAAAATCTTTTTTACTTTTCATCCTACCACCAGTAGATGTATCAAATACTGGAGTATCTTCTTTTTCTTCTTTACCAGTATCAACTAATCCAGACTGAGATTCTTCTCCTAAATCGGAAAGTCTCATCTTTGCTCTATCTACTCCTACTAAAAATTTCTTATTTGAGGTAGGATCACTATATCGATTTTTTAACTGTTTGATTAATATTTGACCTGCTTCTTCCAAGTTTTCATTACTAATAATGGCAAACATGAAGTCTGCTGTTGCAGGAAGTCCAAAACTTTCACTAGTATCTTCAAGTCCGACATCAGTATTTTGAAAACCTTGTCTATTCGTTTGAGTGGCCGATAAAATTGGAACATCAAACTCTACTGCCAATCCTCTAAGTTCTTCGGCAATAGATTTCACATAACTGTAAGAATTTGTATACTGTCCTGGTTTTATTCTTGAAGAAGAACATATATTGATATAATCGACTAGAATCATATCGGGTTTGAAATTTCTCTTGAGATTTAATTCATTCAATAGTGCTCTAAAGTGATTTGTGTTTGCTGCGGCGGTAGGATATTCTTTAATAATCAATCTACCTTTAACTGTATTCTTGAGATCTTCTATTTTCTTCTCATACATCTTTTTAGGTAGACTAACCAAATCATCTAATCTAATGTTCATTAAATTTGCATCAATACGTTCCGCGATACGTTCTTCTGCCATCTCTAATGTAATATACAAAACATTATTACCTTGAGATAATGCACTTGCACTAATATGACACATAAACAAAGATTTACCAACACCTGTTCCTGCGAGAGCAATATTCAATGTCTTGGAAGATAGTCCACCTTGAGTTATTTTATTGAAGTACTCAAGATCAAAGGGAATCTTTTTTTCAATCTTGTGATAAAAATCATAACGATCATCAGAATCCAAAAGATAGTCATGACCAACATGAGGATCAAAACTAACAGAAAGAGCATCGGTAAGCAACTCAGGAATAGCACCTTTGTCAGACTTAGATTTTTCGGGTTCATCCAATATTTTAATTGAACTAACAACGGCGTTGTAGATTGCCTTGTCTTGGCAAAACTTTTCTGTTGTCTCCAACAACCATACCAAGTCCGGTTTTTCTTCTTCATATCCCTCTATATAAGTTAATAATTCTGTTACATTTGTAAATTCTTCATCTTTTAATGTTGTATTATCTAATTCAATAACTAATGCTTCCTTTGTAGGTAAATTATTATACTTGTTAATAAACTTATTAATTTCTGTATATAATAATTTATCTGTATGTTCTACAAAATATTCTTTACTAAGAAAGGGTATAACTTTTCTAGAATATTCTTCATTATGAATTAAATTTTTAAGTATTATTGTTTCTATCCTCTGCTGCATATCTATCCATTTGTCGTTGTATAATTTCTAATAACCAAGCACCTAATCGATGTTCAAATTCTTCACCATCTTTATCAGTAATTTCATACCCCAGATCATGTGGCGGTACTTCAATATCATATTCATATTGACAGGCAATATCATTTCCATCTAACTGTTGTTCCATTAATTTAAATGAAGTATATTTGACTACTGCTCCATCAAATGGTGATGCATCTGTAATTAATATACATAATGATTTATCATCTGGGTCATTTGGATTAGTACACTCCTTATACGGTGCTTCTCCAGTTTCAAAATAAGGATCATTTAAATTAGTCCTTAAATCTGTATCAGTTTCGTTTGTTCCTTTAAAAAAGGGATCTTTAATCGGTTTCGTTGACTGGGACTGTCTCATCCTCAGTTTCGTTTCTTTCTTCACTTTTTCCACCATAGAGAAATACTGTTTTTGCATAATCATTTAATTTATCAAGAATTTCCTTTGTAAAATATTTTT